GTTCAAACTTCAGATTCTAATGGATTCTATATTGAATTTATTGGAACTGCTGCTGTAAGTGGTGGAAGTGTTGTTAGTATCGCTATTACCAATCCTGGAGTTGGATATACATCAACAAATCCACCAGAAGTAATTATTGATTCTCCACTATCATATTCTGATATTCCTCTAATTTACAGCTCCACAACAATCGCAGGTTTAGGTACAGCAGCAACGATTGACATCGTTGTTGGTCAAGGATCTAGTGTTATTGATTTTGAAATTAAAAATACTGGATATGGATATAGAGAAAATGAAATACTGACGGTTCCTGTTGGTGGACTAACTGGTATTCCAACCACATCATCTTTCAACGAATTCCAGATTACAATTCAAAATATATTCTCGGATAAATTTACAGGATGGTCTCTGGGAGAGCTCCAAGCACTTGATAATATTTCCAATCTTTTTGATGGAGAAACTACAACCTTCCCACTTACGGTAAATGGCGACTTAATCTCAATTAAGGCTGCTAAAGGTTCTAATATTAATGTTCAAGACCTTCTGCTCGTATTTGTCAATGACATCTTACAAGTTCCTGGTCAAGGGTATGTATTTAATGGCGGAAGCGTCATAACATTTACCGAAGCTCCAAAAGGAATAAGTTTAGGAATTCCCGGAACAAATGATACTTGTAAGATTCTCTTCTATAGAGGTAGTGGTTCTGTTGATGTTATTGAAAGAAACATCCTTGAAACAGTTAAGATTGGAGATCAATTAGTTTTTGGATATGATTCTTCAATTGGACAATCACCAACCCTCCAAGAGGAAGACAGAACTGTAACTCTTATTCGTGGTACTGATTTAGTTAATACCAATCCATACTTTGGACCAGGAAACACTAGTGACGAATCACTATCAAGAACAATTACTTGGTGTCGCCAAACTGAGGATAAGATTATTGATGAGCAAGAAATTGCTAAAGACAGAATGTTATACGAACCAATCATTACACCATCTGCTTACATAATCAAATCTGTTGGAATTGGTTCAACCGTAATTTATGTTGATAATCTGAGACCATTCTTCAATGCTCAAAATGAGAGTGCGACAAGTCTAACATTCCAAAATAAGATAACACTTATTTCCCAAGATGAAAAAGTTGCCGCAGCTGCCACAGCAATAGTTTCTACTGCTGGCACTATAACGTCTATCAGTATTTCTGATGGAGGAAGTGGTTACTTGTCTGCTCCAACAGTTACAATTGGAAGTACAGCACAATCTAATGGGATCGGGACACCAGCAACTGCTACCGCTTCAATAACATCGGGAATTGTCACTACAATTTCTCTAACAAATGCTGGAACTGGTTATACAGTATCAAATCCACCAGTTGTTCTGATTTCTCCACCAACATCAATTGTAGAAACAAATAATGTTTCATCCTACTCTGGAGATTCTGGAATAATTGTTGGTTTTGGAACTACCACATCTGGTTCAGATTATCAAATGATTTTTGATTTACATGTTCCTCAAAATTCTTTCTTGAGGGACACTGGTATTATGGGAGTTGGAGCTGCTGTTACTATAAGTGAAATTTCTACAGGAGACTACTTTGTAGTCTATGATTCCAATGTTGGAACATCATCAACTTCAATTTTATCAAAGGACATTGGCGGATCCACAATAGCGATTGGAACTAGTTTTATTGATAATGTTTATCAAGTGGCATCAGTTTCTAATGTTACATCTAATATAACCGGAATTGGAACAACTATTGTTTCTCGCGTTAATGTAACTGTAACTGGTATGGGAATAACTAATTCTGGAATCATTACAACATCAAATTATTTTGGAAATTATAGTTGGGGAAAAATACTTCTAACTTCCAGATCAGAGAGTAATGAATTTAATTTCTACGGAAATAACGGTGTTAGTGGAATTACTACTTCGGCAATAATCAATAGAAACCAATCATTGAAGTATAAAAATTATCTATAAATAGATAAAAAACGCCATCAAATGTCCGCAATTATAACTGATCAGATTAGAATATTAAATGCGAAGAATTTTGTTGCTGGCGTCACTGCAGCATCAAATTCTTATTACTCATTTATAGGATTACCAAATCCAACAGATTATCAAACTGATTGGGATCAAAGTCCTCCTGCTCCAAAAGACAATTTTGACCAGGAGAATGATTATTGGGATACTATGATTGCTTTGAAGAAAATTAATTCTTCAGATATTCGTCAAGTTGTTCCAAAAAGAGTTTGGACTTCTGGTGTTACTTATGACATGTACCGCCACGACTATAGCAGATCAAATGTAGCTAAGGTTTCTGGTGCCACTAACTTATACTCTGCTTTTTACTTTGTAATGAATAGTGAGTATAGAGTATATGTTTGTTTACAAAATGGAATTACTCCAGAAACGCCAAATGGAAAACCTTCATTAGATGAACCAACTTTTACTGATTTAGAGCCTAGAGCAGCGGGATCTAGTGGTGATGGATATGTTTGGAAATATTTGTATACGATTAGGCCATCTGATGTAATAAAATTTGAATCTTCAGATTTTATTCCGGTTCCACAAGACTGGGGAACATCAACAGAAAATGCTTCAGTAAGAGATAATGCGATTGATGGGTCTATAAAAATAGTTACTATAACAAACAGAGGAGTTGGTATAGGGACAGCAAATACAACATACACAAGAGTTCCAATCAGAGGTGATGGAACTGGTGCGGAATGTACTATTGTTGTAAATAATGATCAACAGGTTCAATCAGTAACCGTTTCAAATCAAGGTTCTGGATATACTTATGGAAATGTTGATTTAGTGGCAGGTAATGTTCCAACAGGAACAACAAGACCAACATTCAATGTAATAACTTCACCAAAAGGTGGACATGGATATGATATTTACAGAGAACTTGGTGCATATAACGTTTTAATGTATTCAAGAATTGAGAATAATAACGAAAATCCAGATTTTATAACGGGAAATCAAATTGCTAGAGTTGGTGTTGTAGAAAACCCAGAGGTTACCACAGGCACAATATTAACCTCAGATAGAGCAAGTGCTACAAGTGCTCTACGTTTAACTGGAGCTGGATATAGTTCAGTTACTTTTACCGCCGATTCTTTTATTACACAAACAGTTTCCACAGGAACAACTGCTATTGGTAGAGTAATTAGTTACAATCAAACAACGGGAGTTCTTAAGTATTGGCAAGATAGAACACTCGCTGGATTTAATACAGTTGGTACAGCACAAACAAATCCATCATATGGATTTGACCTGACAGAGTTTACATCTTCCCCAGGAACTGGGGGTAGTTTATCTATCGTAGGAGGATCGCTAACTCTTTCCATTGACAACACTTATTCCGGCATATCTACCGTAATAAATAATAGGACCTACTACCTTGGGCAGACTTTTACTAATGGAGTCTCAGATCCAGAAGTAAAAAGACATTCAGGAAACATTATTTACGTTGACAACAGACCAGCAATTACTAGGTCATCAAATCAAAAAGAAGATATTAAAGTCATTTTGCAGTTCTAAAGAATTATGTCTCAACAAACAAACCTCAATGTAGCACCGTATTTTGATGACTTTAATCCAAATAATGACTATCATCGTGTACTCTTTAAACCAGGATATCCTGTTCAGGCAAGAGAATTAACAACTTTACAGTCTATTCTCCAAAATCAAATTGAAAGATTTGGTCAGCATTTTTTCAAAGAGGGTGCTAAAGTAATACCAGGAAATACTGGATATAATGCGTTATATTATGCTATTCAACTTCAAAATAATTATCTTGGAGTTCCAGTAGAAGCATATATTGAACAATTAGTTGGGGCAAAAATAACAGGTCAAACATCTGGCGTAACTGCTGTTGTAGACAAAGTTTTATTTTCACAAGATTCTGAAAGAGGTAATTTAACACTATACATAAACTACTTGAGTTCAAATACCCAAAATAATTCAACTCAACAGTTTTCTGATGGTGAACTATTAACATCAAATATAACTATTACTTCAGGATTACTTGGAAATACCACAATTGAATCTGGATCTCCATTTGCGGTTACTTTAGCAAATAATGCAGCTGCTGTGGGTTCTTCATTTAATATTTCTGAGGGGGTTTACTTTATTAGAGGTAATTTTGTAAATGTAAATACAGAAACCTTAATTCTCGATCAATATTCAAACACTCCAAATTATAGAATCGGTCTGTATATCAATGAAGAGATAATTACATCAGATATTGACGAAACGCTTACAGATAATTCTCAGGGAGAAAATAATTATGCAGCACCTGGCGCAGATAGATTAAAGATATCCACATTTCTATTTAAAAAAAGTTTAACCGACTTTGATGACAATAACTTTATTGAGTTAGCAACAATTTCTGATGGGAGTATTCGCACAAAAACTATCCCAAGTAATTATAATCTAATTACAGACGAACTGGCAAGAAGAACATATGCCGAATCTGGAGATTATGTTGTATCTTCATTTGATATTTCGGTAAAAGATTCTTTAAACAATAATAAGGGAAATAGAGGAATATTTAATAGAGGGCAATTTACATATGGTGGTTCTACTCCAACGGATAATTTAGCATTATATCAAGTTTCTCCAGGAAAAGCTTTTGTTAGAGGATATGAAGTAGATTTAATTTCTACGACATTTTTAGATGTCCCAAAGCCAAGAACAGTAAAAACTTTAACCAATCAATCCGTAGTTTATAATACTGGACCAACTCTAAAACTCAATAGAGTCTTAGGTGCTCCTCAAATTGGACTAGGAAATACTTATGTTGTCAGTTTGAGAAATCAAAGAGTTGGTTCTTCAGGAACAACCGCTTCCGGAACGGAAATTGGTGTTGCTAGAGCTTATGATTTTAAACTAGAATCTGGTTCATATGAAGTAACAAATAAAAATTTAAATGAATGGCATGTATCTTTATTTGATATTCAAACATTTACAAATATCCATTTAAATAATCCAGTAACTTTATCGGTTCCAACTTATATTAAAGGAAATAATAGTGGAGCCAGTGGATTCCTAAGAAATAGTATAACCGATTCAAGGTCTTTAACAATTTATGATGTAAAGGGGACTTTTATTCCAAATGAATCACTGTCTTTTGATGGCATAGAATCGGGAGTAATTGGTGTAGCAGTAACTGCACATGGAATTTCTGATGTAAAATCTGTTTATGGAAAAGTTGGAAGTGCTTCCACCTTTAATGCTGATGTTATTCAATCTACAAGTTTCAATGTTGGAATTGCTACAGTTGGAGTTGAAAAATATTTCATTAATGAAGAATTATTCAGAACAACACTATCATCCACTGTTGGTGTAGGATCTACTGTAATTTATCTGGATACAAATCAATTCAGTCTCAATGGAATTGACAATATTTCAATTTCAATAGGAAATTCAATTACAGCAGGAACAGGAACTGTAACAAACGCTCCTATAGTTTCTGTCGGCAATACTTTTATCAGAATTTCTCAATCACAAGCTGATGGTGTAGGAACTTCTCTTGAAACCGAATTAACAACAACTGTTGGATTTGGTTCTGACATTATTTTTATTGATGCTTCCACAGAGGCAATTACCATAGGAAGTAGTATTACAGTTGGAACAGCTTTAACTAATGCACCAATTGTTGCTGTTGGTGATACATTTGTCCGAATAAGTGCTGGAAGTACTTCAAGTCAGCCATTAGTAACATCTATATCTTCTAATGTTGGTGTTGGTTCAACTTCAATTTTTGTCGGAATTGTAACTGGAGTTGTTGCTGGAGTAAGTTCTGTTTCTGTAGGCACTGCTCTCACAAATGTTCGTATTGTTTCAATAGGAGACACTTTTGTAAATATAGGGACGGGAAATACTGCAGGAGTTTTAATATCAACTGGAACAGCGGTTACATTTACCAATGTTTCGTCCATGATAACTGGAACTGCGGTAACATTTACCAGAGTTTCACGATTGGTGATTGGTGATGAAGTAATTATCTCAAATCCAATATTTACTAGCACCGTAAAATCTCCAAATCCATCATTCCCAGGTTCCAATAGAATATTTAAGAATAATCTGATAACATACACAGATACGACTCTACCAGATCCAGTTGTGGCAAGAGTTGTTAGTGTAGGAACAACTTCTATTGAGATTCAAGAGGTTCAGACAATAAGTGGAATTACTTCTTCACTTTTACCATCTTCTTCTATTTTAGATGTTACAGATTTTAAGGTTATTAGTACTGCTTTAGAATCTTCAGATGATAATACTTTATACACAAAACTTCCAAAAAATAACATTTCCTCTGTAGATCTTTCAGCAGGATCTTTAACCATAAGGAAATCTTTTACTGTCAATATTTCTGGTAATCAGTTATCGGCAAATGTAGTTGCTGGTGATAATGAAACTTTTGCTGCTTTTGATGTTGAAAGATATTCATTGATTAGGTCTGATGGAGAAGCAGAAGTTCTAACCGCAGATAGATTTGCCTTCATTGCTGGAGGAACTCAACTACAAATCTACAATTTAGGTGGAAATGATACTGGAGCAACTTTAACCGCAACTCTGCAAAAGATTAATCCAAAATCAAAAGTAAAGAGAAAAAATAGAGTAAATTCTGTTCTAATCAGCAATTCAAAATATGAGGGTTCTGGAATAGGAGCAACCACTCTTAACGATGGATTAACTTTTGGCAACTATCCATATAGCACCAGAGTTCAGGACGAAAATATTTCATTAAATACTGCCGATATTATTGAAATTCATGGAATTTATGAATCGGCAGATACATCAAATCCATCTCCACCAAAAGCGGTTCTTGCTTCTCTCACAACTTCTTCATCAACTACTCAAGAACTTATTATTGGAGAAGAACTTGTTGGACAAACAAGTGGAGCAATAGCGATAGTTGCCGAAAAATTAACCTCATCCCAAATTTCATTTATTTACAAAAATCAGAATACTTTTAATGAGGGAGAAACTATTGTTTTTGGGGAAAGTGCTGTCCAAGGTCAAATTATAACATTAGATTCACCTAGTTTTGATGTTTCCTTTAATTATACTTACAATAATGGACAGTCTAGTACTCAATATGGTTATGGATATCTTACCAGAAAATCAGACTCGTCAGAGCCAACTAAAAAATTAAAAATTTACTTCAGCAATGGTTACTATGATTCCACCGACGATGGAGACATTACAACTGCTAGTTCATATGATACTTTTGACTACTCTTTAGAAGTCCCAGTAATTGATAACAATAGAGTATCAGATATCATTGACATTAGACCAAGAGTTTCTAATTATACAGTTTCTGAGGGAAGTCGTTCTCCTCTAGAATTTTATGGAAGAACTTTTGACTCAACTGGAAATTCTTCTACAAGTGTATTAGCATCTGATGAAACACTTCTTGCGACTTTTTCATTCTATCTCGGACGAATTGATAGAATATACCTAGGTAAAGATGGAAAACTTCAAGTAAAATATGGAGAACCTTCAGAAAAACCAGAAAAACCAGTTTCTGTAGATGATTCTTTAGAGATTGCTACGATTAACCTTCCACCATACTTATATTCTACTTCTGATGCTTCTATTGAATTTCTTGAGCATAAAAGATATAGAATGGTTGATATTAAACAACTTGAAAATAGAATTAAAAATCTTGAATATTATACGACTTTATCTTTACTAGAATCAAACACTGCCAACTTGTTTGTTCCAGATGCTGATGGATTAAATAGATTTAAATCTGGCTTCTTTGTTGACAATTTCTCATCTTTCTTAGCGCAAGAAGATCGTGTATTAATTAAAAATAGTGTTGATACAAAAAATAAGGAACTAAGACCAGGACATTATACAACTTCAATTGATTTAATAGAGGGCCCTGTCGTTGGTGTTGACCCAACAACAGATCTTGCTTTTGAACCAATTGAAGGAATTAATGTAAGAAAAACTGGGGATATTTTAACCTTAGATTATGCGGAAGTTGAATGGTTAAAACAAACTTTTGCTACTAGATCTGAAAGTGTCACTCCTTTCTTAATTAGTTTCTGGCAAGGAACCGTAGAATTAATTCCAGCAACAGACACTTGGATTGATACTACAAGACTTGAAGCAAAAATCATCAATGCTGAAGGAAATTATGCTGAAACATTAGCAAATTCTGCTAGAACACTAAATGTTGACCCTCAAACTGGATTTGCTCCAACCATTTGGAACGCATGGGTAACTAACTGGACTGGTCAAGATGTTATTCAAACAACAAGAACAAGAACTCAGTTTGGTCAAGCTTGGGGTGGTGGAGCTAGAGCTATTTGGGGAACACTAACAGATACGACATTTGAGGACACATTTAGAGAAGTTCGTGACACTGGTGTAATGTCAAGAACTGGTGTTCAGACGATAGTTACTGAGCAATTTGATCAAACATCAGTCGGAGATAGAGTTGTTCGCAGAGACCTCGTTCCATACATGAGGTCTAGAAATGTCCAGTTTATCTCCAAAAAAGTTAAACCACTAACTAGACTTTATGCTTTCTTTGATGGTGTAGATGTAACTCGTTATTGTGTACCAAAACTACTTGAAATTACAATGTTATCTGGAGTGTTTGAGGTTGGCGAAACTGTTACCGGATATGTTCAACAAACAGGTCTTGGGCAGGGAACTGAAAATACTTCAGCAAAGATAACATTTAGAGTATCTCAGTCAAATCATAAGGAAGGTCCATATAATGTACCAACAACAACCTTCCCACAAAATCCATATACTTCTCAAGTATTACAAGAATCTTACTCATCAACATCTACAATATTGAATATTGACACATTCTCACTATCAAATGCTTCACAAGGAGAATTTAGTGGATGGGTAGAATCTGGAATGATTCTTGTTGGCCAATCAAGTCAGGCACAAGCAACAATTAACAATGTACGACTAATTTCCGATCTATCAGCAACATTAATTGGAAGTTTTTATATTCCAAATCCAAATCTCAATGTTCACCCAAGATTTGAAGCTGGAACAAAAACATTTACTTTAGTAAATGATGATACAAATGATCAAAATGTTGCTACAACAATTGCTGAAGAAGCATTTACCTCAAGCGGAACTTTAGAAACTGTACAAGAAAACATTATTTCGGTCAGAAATGCTAGAATTGAAAATAAACAAGTATTTGAAGAACAGTCTGTTGCTAGAACAACTGGAAGTCAACTTGTAAATAGTAGAGTTATTGCTCAAACTCAGAGGCAGGGAATTATTGGATGGTATGATCCTCTTGCTCAGTCATTCTTAGTTGACAATGAATTTGGTGTATTTTTGACAAGTTGTGATGTATTCTTTAGATCAAAGGATGATACAGACATCCCAGTAACTTTCCAGTTGAGAACAATGCAGGGTGGATTCCCAACTCAAAATGTAATTCCTTTCTCAGAAATTGTTTTAGAACCAGGAGAAATCACAACATCTGGTGATGGAAGCATTGCTACAAATATTCAATTTAAGGCACCAATTTATCTGGAAGGAGGAAAAGAATATTGTATTTGTCTAGCATCCAATTCCACAAAGTATAGTGTTTATATTTCCAGAATTGGAGAAAATGATTTAATTACTCAAACATTTATTTCCAACCAACCATATCTTGGTTCATTGTTCAAGTCGCAAAATGCCTCTACTTGGGAAGCAAGTCAGTGGGAAGATCTGAAGTTTACTCTGTATAGAGCAGACTTTATTGAAAATGGTACTGCTGAATTCTATAGCCCTCAACTTTCTGAAGGTAATAATCAAATTGCCAAATTACTACCAAATTCACTAAACTTCAATTCCCAAAGAGTAAGAGTAAGTCTATCTTCAACTATTAATGATACAGACTTAACACTTGGAAATACCATAGTTCAAGTTGGAACTGGAGCTAGTGGAAATTATGTTGGAAATGCTGGAATTGCTACAGGAACTTTATCAATCACAAATGCTGGAATAGGATATACTCCATCATCAGGTTCTGCCACATATAATAATGTGGTTCTTTCCAGATTAACTGGAAATGGTTCTGGGGCAACAGCAAATGTAACCATTAATAATGGAGTTGCTATAGCAGCAACAATTGTTAGCAGTGGAAATGGTTATAGAGTTGGCGATACTGTAGAAATCACAACTTTAGGTTCAGTATCAGTAGGCAGAGATGCTAAATTTACTATAGTTTCTATTGCCAATACAAATCAACTGATAATTGATAATGTCCAAGGAAACTTTGAAGTTGGATCAGCAAATACAATTACTTACATCAACAACTCCGGAATAACAACTGACTTGAATGCTTCTCTTGGTGGTGGAATATATGCTAGTGAAATTACAACTGTTACAGATGGTTTACACATCAAAGTAAATCATAAAAATCATGGAATGTATGCTGAAGGAAATTTAGTAGCAATATCTGGCGTTGAATCTGATGTAAAACCAACAAAACTAACCGTTGCTTATGCTTCAGATTCTACCGGAACAATAAGTGTAGATAATGCTTCCAATTTTGGTATTTTTGAAGGTGTTGGTGTAGGAACAACAAATCCAGGATACTTGAAGATTGGTAATGAAATTATTGAATATACCTCAGTGACTGGAAATGTTATTGGTGGAACTATTGTAAGAGGAACAAATCCTCTTACATATCCGATAGGTTCTCAAGTTTATAAGTATGAAAGTAATGGAGTTTCTCTAAGGAGAATCAATAAGACTCACGATCTTGATAACGCAACTGTTTCCAATCCAGTTGACTTTGATTACTACAATATTAAACTTGACATGTCATCTGATGGAACTGATAGATCTTCTGGAACTGGATTTAGAAAATTATATCAAAATGAAACCAAATCTGGCGGTGGATATGAAATAAGAGCAACTCAAAATATTGCTTATGAAATTATTACCCCAATCGTCCAAAATCTAACAGTTCAAGGAACATCTTTAAGTGCGGAAGCTAGAACAGTAACAGGAACAAGTATTAGTGGTAATGAAATTGCGTTTGTTGATGCTGGATTTGAACAAATTTCGGTTAATCAAGCAAATTATCTTTCTTCACCAAGAATGATATGCTCAAAAATAAATGAAGATTCTAACCTAGGATCTTTACCTGGAAACAAATCTCTAAATATGAGATTGAGACTTGATACAACTAATACTTATCTATCTCCAGTTGTTGATACTCAAAGAGTAAGTACAATTCTTACTTCAAACAGAGTAAATAGCGTAATAACAAATTATGCTACAGATAATAGAACTGGATCTATTTTTGAAGACCCAACTGCCTTCCAATATATTTCTAAAGAAATAACCTTAGAAACACCAGCAACTTCTATAAAGACTATTCTTAATGCTTATATTAATTCATATTGTGACATAAGAGCTTTCTATTCTATAGGAGAAAATCCTGGATTTGAACCAATATTCACGCCTTTCCCTGGATACGATAATCTTGATTTTAGATCTCAAATAATTTCTCCAGAAAATAATAGTGGAAGACCTGATTCTTATGTTACACCATCCACCTCGCTTGAATTTAATTCTGAACTTCTAGATTTTAAGGAGTATAATTTCACCGCAGATAATCTTCCCCCATTTAGAAGTTATAGAATTAAATTGGTTGCTACCTCAACTAATCAGGTTTATGTTCCTAGAATAAAGGATCTAAGAGTTATTGCTCTGGCATGATATGAACTATATTAAAGTAGAGGGTCACGATGGTCTTATTCGTGACCCAAAAACAAATTCAATCATAAACACAAAAATGACAGAGTATCAAGAGTATGTTTCTAGAAAAAAAGTAAAAGAGGAGGAGCAACAAAAACTACAAAATCTAGAAAATGATTTTGCTAATATGAAAGATGATTTGAATGAAATTAAAACTTTACTTAGGAGTTTGGTAAATGGATCCTGATAAAATAACTTTAGAAAACTTATCTAAAAATTTTGAATATGCTAAAGCATGTATAGAGATTGATTCTATAACTGATATTGAAAATTTAAGAAATATTGGAAAGGCTTACATGAAACTATACATGAAGCAACAAGAAGTTCTTTCTAGTATGTTAAGCAAACCATAAATATTTTGAGAGGAATTAAAAAATGGCGCAACCAACTTCCAGGCAAGAATTAATAGATTATTGTAAGAGGAAACTTGGTGCCCCTGTACTAGAAATTAACGTAGCAGACGAACAAATAGATGATTTGGTAGACGATGCTATACAATTTTTCCAAGAAAGACATTTTGATGGCGTAGGTCAAGTATTTCTAAAGTATCAATTAACTCAAGATGATATTAATAGAGGTAGAGCACCTAATGGAGAATCTCCAACAGCAGGTATTGTAACTACTTCAGCAACAACTTCTATAGTTGGAACCACAACTACTTTTAACTATAAAGAAAATAGTAACTTTTTACAAATTCCACCTTCAGTTATTGGAATTACAAAAATATATCACTTTGATGGTAGTAATACAACTACTAATAATATGTTTAGTGTAAAATATCAATTATTTTTAAATGATATTTACTATTGGGGATCTACTGAAATATTGACTTATGCCATGACAAAAACATATCTTGAAGATATTGACTTTTTACTTACCACCCAAAAACAGATAAGATTTAATCAAAGACAAGATAGACTTTACTTGGACATAGATTGGGGTAGTGTAAGAGCTGGAGACTATGTTATTATTGATTGCTATCGAGCCTTAGATCCATCAGACTATACTAGAGTTTGGAACGATTCATTCCTAAAAATGTATCTAACTTCATTGATAAAGAAACAATGGGGACAAAATTTGATTAAATTCCAGGGAGTAAAGTTACCCGGAGGAGTTGAATTAAATGGAAGACAAATATATGATGATGCTCAAAGAGAACTTGATGTCATTATGGAAAAAATGTCAAATACTTATGAACTTCCACCATTAGACATGATTGGTTAATTCACATGTTAAATCCTTTCTTTCAACAGGGAACAAGACAAGAGCAGAGTCTAATACAAGATTTAATCAACGAACAGTTGAGAATATATGGCGTTGAAATATATTACTTACCTAGAAAATATGTAACTGAAAAAACAATAATTAAAGAAGTAATTGAATCAAAGTTTGATAATGCTTATCCGATTGAAGCATATGTAGAAAACTTTGATGGATATGGAGATAATACTACAATTCTATCAAAATTTGGAATACAGGCATTAAATGAAATAACTTTAATAATTTCAAAGGAAAGATTTGAAGAGTATATTTCTCCACTCACAAAAGATAAGGCAAATATAAAACTTTCATCAAGACCAAAAGAAGGAGATTTGGTTTATTTTCCATTGGGGGATAGATTATTTGAAATTAAATTTGTAGAGCATGAGAAACCATTCTATCAATTACAAAAAAATTATGTTTATGAATTAAGATGCGAACTGTTCAGATATGAAGATGAAATTATTGATACTGGCGTTGATGATATTGATGATACTCTAGAAGGAACCACTGGCGCTGATGGAGAGGAGACTTTTGTAGGAAGAACTCAAACTTTAACTCTAATTGGTTCAGGTACTACTGCAACAGCAACGGCAACTATTGTAAATGGTGGAATTAGATTAATTACAATTACAAATAGAGGTGGAGGTTATACCAGTATTCCAACAGTTGGGATTTCTTCTGCTCCCTCTGGAGGTGTCTCTGGAATAGCATCTGCTGTAATGATTGGAGGTGTTGTTGCCTGTAACGATAATGTAAATCCAGCGGCAAGATCTGTTCAAGCAGTAGATATCATTAATGCTGGTTCTGGTTATACTGTATCTCCTGGAATTAGGTTTATTGGTGGCGGCGGAGCTGGTGCTGCTGCTACAGCAACTATTGGCAGTGGAATTGTCGGTATTGTAAGTATAACATCTAGTGGATCCGGATATTCTACATCTCCCACAATACAGTTTACAAACCAAATATTCCTTAGTGGTGTAGCAACTGTTTCTGCTGCAGCAACAGCAGTCGTTAGTGCTGCAGGAACGATTACATCAATTAGAATCACAAATGCTGGTTTAGGATATAGTGTAGCACCAACTATTGTAATTTCTTCTCCATATAGTTCAGGAATAGGAACCTTCCAATTCAATGAAATTGTAACAGGACAAACTAGTGGAACAACTGCAAGAGTTAGAAAGTGGAGTGCTGTTACAAATGAACTTGAAGTTTCAAATATTAGTGGTTCTTTTGTTAATGCTGAAACTGTTGTTGGTTCAGCATCTAGTGCTTCATATCAAATAAGAAATGTAGATACAAATATAAACAAAGATGGATATTCGGATAATGATGAAATTGAAATTGAAGCGGATCAAATTATAGACTTTAATGAATTTAACCCTTTTGGAATTCCATAAATAAAAGTTATAAGACTTCCAAAGTTATATAATAGGTAAAAAAATGTTTGAATACTTTTACAACGAAATTTTAAGAAGAACTGTTATTGCGTTCGGAACTTTATTTAACAATATTGAGATAAGACATACAAATAGTTCTGATCAAGTTGTAAGTATTTTGAAGGTTCCTTTAGCATATGGACCAACACAAAAATTTCTTGCTAGGCTTGAACAATCGCCAGATTTAAATAAACCAACAGCAATAACTTTGCCTAGAATGTCATTTGAATTTACTGGATTGACTTATGATCCAGCAAGAAAAGTGACAACAACACAAACTTTTACTGCTAAAGATTCTACTACAGGAACAGAAACAAAAAAGGCATATATGCCAGTTCCATATAATATGCAGTTTGAACTCAGCATTATGTCAAAGTTGAACGATGATGCTCTTCAGATAATAGAACAAATACTCCCATATTTTCAACCATCTTATAATTTAACTGTAGAGCTGGTTGAATCTATTAATGAAAAAAGAGACATACCAATAGTTCTAGAAAATATTACAATGCAGGATGATTATGAGGGTAACTTTACAACAAGAAGAGTTTTACTTTATACTTTAAGATTTACAGCAAAAACATACCTATTTGGTCCAATGTCTTCGGCAACCAAAGATATTGTCAAGCAAGTTTCTATCAGCTATCTTACTGGAGATAGTAGAGACAATACCACTCGTGAAGTTGTTTACTCATCTCAACCAAGAGCTATTAAAAATTATACTGGCATTGTTTTGACTAATCTTTCAAAAGATATAACAACAACTGATTCTTTAGTTACTGTTAACGATGCTTCTTCAATATCAATCAATACATATCTTGATATTGAAGGCGAAGAAGTATATGTAAAATCAAAATCTGGAAATGTTTTAACAGTAGATCGTGGTAGAGATGATACCACAATAACATCTCACCTATCTGGAGCTGAAATTAAATCAATAACATCTACTGATAATACCCTAATAGAAGAAGGTGATGATTTTGGATTTAGTGGAAGTATTTCATGAAAATGACAAAGAAATTTGATAAGCTAGATGACGCTTTTAATGTAGAAAGCGAGATTGTCGAATCCAATCAAGTAGATTCGACGGAAAAAATTGAAAAGTTATCATCTGCGATTGATGATGTAAAAAAAGACTATGAATACACTAGAGGAAATTTATATTCTTTGATTGAAAAAGGTCAAGAAGCTATAAATGGAATTTTGGAATTAGCCCAAGAAAGTGAAATGCCTAGAGCCTATGAGGTAGCTGGACAATTAATTAAAAATGTTGCCGATGCTACAGATAAATTAATGGATCTCCAGAAAAAACTAAAAGAAGTAGAAGAAGAAAAACAAACAAGAGGTCCAACAAATGTAACAAATGCTTTATTTGTTGGTTCAACTGCGGAATTGGCAAAACTACTAAAAAAACCTACCGATGAAAACGTTTAAACAGTTTCAAGAGGAGTGGACTAATAAATATAAAAAGAGTATTGACTGCTCAAATCCGAAAGGATTTTCTCAACGCGCTCATTGTGCAGCGAGAAGAAAAAGAGCAAAAGGTGAAGAGACCAAATCAAAACCAGTTGAATGAAATACCCCAAATTCTCACACAAAACACCACATCTAAAAGGAAAACAACATCAGTTGGATCCTAATTTAGATTTGAAACAATTAGTACATCACGCAACAGTTCAATATGTTGACCGTGATGCTGATGGGGATGTTGACATTTATGATAAACCAAGTAAAAAAACTCCAGATGAAAATGTAACGAGTGCTCCAGTGGGAGCAGAAGTTGCTTCAAGAAAACTTATTGCTAAACAAAAAGGGGAGCTTAAGCACACAAAAAGGGGTTTGGCATATGAGGAAACAAAATCTGGAGATGAAGGTCTTAGAGATTGGTTTGGGAAGTCAAAATCTTCTGATGGAAAATCTGGTTGGGTTCAACTTGGCGGCAAATGGGCTGGTAAACCATGCGCTCGCCAACCTGGACAAACTTCTACACCAAAATGTGGAAGCTCTAAGATGGCAGCAAATCTATCGTCAGAAGAAGAAGAGACAGCAAGAATAAGAAAAAATCGTTTAGATCCCAACCAACCAGAAAAGTTTGGTGGAGCAAAACCAACTAACGTAAGAACTGAAGAAATGGACCTACAAGAAGTAAAAGATAAACCAGGTAAGGGCAGTGGCAAAAAAGATGCTTGCTACAATAAAGTGAAATCACGTTATGACGTTTGGCCAAGTGCATATGCTTCTGGAGCACTTGTTAAGTGTCGTAAGGTAGGTGCTGCTAACTGGGGAACTAAGACTGAGGAAATGCATATGCACGAAGAAGAAAGATATTGCCCATTATGTGCTAAAAGAGAAACAAGATCGGAATGCTCTTATGGTGCCAAAGCTTGGGATAAAGTCTCAGTAAAAGATGAGGAATATTCAATGGCTCGTTCCGAGTTAAATACGATTGTTGATGCTGTTAGAAGACTCAAAACAAAAGTTTCCAATGGCGAAGGAAATTTGGAAGCATGGGTACAGTCAAAAATTACCAAGGCAGCAGATTATATTGATACAGCAGCAGATTATGTTAATGGTGGAGAAATGGAAGAAATGAAATGTTGGTCTGGATATGAAAAGAAAGGAACTCAAAAATTGTTTGGTAAAAAGTATAATCGTTGTGTTAAAAAAGAAGATGTAACTATTGAAGATGCCGATGGAAATACTTTCGCTGAAGTTATTGATCTGATTAAACCAGAACCAATCAAAGGGTTTAAATCCCAAGTTGATGAAGCAACTAGAATTCAAGCAAAAACTGGAAATTTAATGATGGTTATTGCGATGTGGAGAGGAAAAAGTTATTCTCTTAAAATGTTTTTTCCTCAAGCCAAACTTCCAAATAAAAAGGAAGTTGAGGAGCAGATTCAAAAAGTTTATCCAGGAGCAAAAGTCATTTACTCTAAAGTATCTGAGAGAGAACCTGGAGAACCTTTTCTTCAAGTGGAGGATTGGCAATCAGTAAACCGCAAGGATAAGACTGATGGTTTAAGCCAAAAAGCAGTAGATGCCTATCGTAGTGAGAATCCAGGTTCAAAACTTCAAACAGCAGTAACTGAGAAAAAACCAACAGGTAAAAGAGCAGCACGTCGCAAATCTTTCTGCAGTAGAATGAGTGGAATGAAGAAGAGACTGACTTCTGCAGAAACTGCAAGAGATCCAGATTCAAGAATCAACAAAGCCCTTCGTCGCTGGAACTGTAATTAAAATTAAGAGGATTATATTATGTCAAATGGAAATGATATTTACCTTGGTAATCCACTCTTAAAGAAAGCAAATACTCCAATAGAGTTTACTCAGGAGCAAATTGAAGAGTTTATTAAATGTAAAGATGATCCGGTATATTTTGCTAAAAATTATGTAAAAATTGTCACCCTTGACTATGGATTACAACCGTTCAAGATGTATCCATTTCAAGAAAAACTTGTAAATAGATTTCACCAAAATAGATTTAATATTTGCAAGATGCCCCGCCAGACGGGAAAATCTACCACTGTAGTATCTTTTCTTTTACATTATGCAGTTTTTAATGATAATGTAAATATTGGTATTCTTGCAAACAAAGCAGCAACTGCTAGAGAACTATTAGACAGACTTCAAACTGCTTATGAAAACTTACCAAAGTGGATGCAGCAGGGTATCATTTCTTGGAACAAAGGTTCCTTGGAATTGGAAAACGGAAGTAAAATCCTCGCTGCTTCTACTTCTGCTTCTGCGGTTCGTGGTATGTCATTCAATATTATCTTTTTGGACGAATTTGCGTTTGTCCCCAATCATATTGCGGATGACTTCTTTAGTTCAGTATATCCAACAATTTCTTCAGGTAAATCTACAAAAGTAATTATTGTTTCTACCCCAAAGGGTATGAATCATTTTTACCGAATGTGGCATGATGCCGAGAAAGGTAAAAATGAATATATCTTTACCGATGTTCATTGGAGTGAAGTTCCTGGAAGAGATGAGGCATGGAAAGCTCAAACAATTGCCAATACATCAGAGCAACAATTTAAGGTTGAGTTTGAATGCGAATTCCTAGGATCTGTAGATACACTTATTGCTCCAAGCAAACTTAGAAATCTAGTATACGATCATCCATTAAAAAGAAATGCCGGACTAGACGTGTATGAAGATGTTCAAGATGAACATGATTATGTGATTACTGTTGATGTTGCTAGAGGAGTAAGTGAAGATTATTCTGCTTTTGTTGTAGTTGATATAACTAACTTTCCACATAAAGTGGTGGCAAAGTACAGGAATAATGAAATTAAACCAATGCTATTTCCTAATATCATATATGAAGTAGCAAAAAATTATAATGGTGCTTATATTTTATGTGAGGTTAATGATATAGGTGATCAGGTAGCATCACTTCTTCATTATGACTTGGAATATCAGAATGTTTTAATGTGTTCTATGAGAGGTAGAGCTGGACAAATAGTTGGACAAGGATTTTCTGGAAAGAAGACTCAGTTGGGAGTTAAAATGTCCAAGACGGTAAAAAAAGTTGGATCTCTAAATTTAAAAACTATTATTGAAGAAGATAAATTAATATTTAAAGATTATGAGATTATATCTGAATTGACAACTTTTGTCCAAAAGCATAATTCTTTTGAGGCAGAAGAGGGTTGTAATGACGACCTAGCAATGTGCTTAGTAATATATGCTTGGTTAGTTGCTCAAGACTATTTTAAAGAATTAACAGATCAAGACGTAAGAAAGAGAATATACGATGAGCAGAAAAATCAGATTGAACAGGACATGGCACCATTTGGATTTATCGTAGATGGTATGAATGATGAAGAAACCTTTGTAGATTCTAGTGGAGATAGATGGTTTACTGATGAGTATGGTGACATGGCATATATGTGGGAGTACAGGTAATGGAAATAGACAAGCAGATAAACTTAGGTCATTTGTTGCTTGTTGATAGAAGGTGTAGAGTTTGTGGAGAAACTAAAAATCTAATAGACAGTTTTTATAGAACACGTAAAGATAGAGGAGCTGTTTCTTCTTCTTATTCATATGAGTGTAAAGATTGCACAATTAAAAGAGTTGTCACCAGTAGAATGGTTAGTAGAGTTCTTGATAAGTGGGAATATCCTGACTGGTAATTAATTCACGTCCCATTTCCCCTGCGAAAAGTAAGTTTTTAATAAATATTTTGTAGATAAACTGAGACTTTACGGAGAAAAAAATGGCGACTCCTCAATTATCTCCAGGCGTACTCGTCAGGGAAGTTGATCTAACTGTAGGAAGAGCTGATAATGTTTTAGATAATATTGGTGCCATTGCTGGACCTTTCCCAATTGGACCTGTTGATTACCCAATTGACATCACAACAGAACAAGACCTTATTAACGTATTCGGAAAACCACTCTCAACAGATTCCCAATACGAATACTGGATGAGTGCTTCATCTTTTCTCTCATATGGTGGAGTTCTAAAGGTTGTACGAACTGGTGGAACAACTCTCAATAACTCAAATGCTGGCGTTGGTGCAGCGTATACAACGTCATTAGACATTGATAACTATGATGATTATATCAATAATCACGCAGAAGCAAACGATTTTAATTGGGCAGCAAAGAACCCTGGTTCTTGGGCAAACTCATTAAAGGTTTGTGTAATTGATGACCTAGCAGACCAAATTATCGGTATCACTACCACAAACTTAGGCAATGCTGGTGCTGTTATTGGTTATGGTATTACTGCAGCAGTATCTGGAACTCTTGCCGGTTCTGGAAGCACTTCAACATTTACTGGACACCTAAAAGGAATTATCACGGGTGTTAGCACAGATGCGACAAATTCAAATAGCAAAATTACAGTAAAAATCGTTTCTAGAGTTTCCTCTGCTGGAACAGAAACAAAAATTGACTATGCAGAAGGTGGAGCATTCAACTCTTTTGATACTTCAGATTCAGTTTATTTTGTAAATAGTTCTGGTATCAATACTGGTGTTTCTGCCACTGCCCCATATACACCAGCAACTGTAACTGACTGGTATGATCAACAGACTCTCGGATTAACAAATAGCACAGTTTATTGGAAGTCTATTGCTCCAAAACCAACATCAAATGCATATTCTTTAGAAAGAAGTGGTAAAGGTGATGGAATTCATGTTGTTGTTGTTGATGACTTAGGATCTGTAACAGGAATTCAAGGCAATATCCTGGAGAAGCATGTAGGACTTTCAAAAGCACTTGATTCAATTTCCTCTGTCAATTCTCCACAGAGAATTTGGTACGAGCAGTACATTGCTGATTTTTCAACTCAAGTATATGCTGGGGGAAATCCATCATCTGCTGCAGATGCTTATTGGGGAACCGCTCCAAGAGCTACTGGATTCACTACCTATAGTGGAGTCGCTGCTGCTTCCTTTACTCCAATCACAACTGGAGATGGTCTGTGGGGACAAAACGCACAGGATGTAACTTTCTCGGCAATTGGAAATGTAACCTACACTTTAGGGGGTGGAGTTGACTACTCTGCTGCTGGTGGAATGAAAGCAACTCTAGGTAATCTAATCACTTCTTATGGACTCTTCTCAAATCAAGATGAAGTGGAAGTTGATTACCTAATCATGGGTCCTGGATTAACAGATAGGGCAGACTCTCAAGCAAAAGCAAACTATCTAATCTCTCTTGCAAATGAAAGAAAAGATTGTGTTGCTACAGTTGGTCCTCACAGAGGAGACCTAATCGGAATAACAAACACTACGACTCAAACAAATAATCTAGTTAACTACTTCAGTTCACTATCATCTTCATCATATGCTGTTTTTGATAGTGGATACAAGTACACCTATGATAGATTTAACAACAAGTTCCGTTACATTCCATGTAATGCGGATGTTGCTGGTCTAATGACTCGCACCAACATTGTTGCCTATCCATGGTTCTCTCCTGCTGGTCAACAGCGTGGCATCATAAACAATGCTGTTAAGTTGGCATACAACCCAAGCAAGGCACAGAGAGATAAGTTATATCCTCAGAGAATAAACGCTATTGTTACTCAACCTGGAATCGGTACTCTCCTATTTGGCGATAAGACTGCTCTAGGATACTCTTCAGCGTTTGATAGAATCAATGTTCGCCGCTTGTTCCTCACAATTGAACAAGCACTTCAGAGAGCAGCACAAGCACAACTCTTTGAACTGAATGATGAGCTAACAAGAGCAAACTTTAGAAATATTGTTGAACCATATCTCCGCGATGTTCAAGCAAAGAGAGGACTTTATGGATTCTTAGTTGTTTGTGATAGTTCAAACAATACTCCTGATGTTATTGATAATAATGAATTCAGAGCAGACATCTTCCTGAAGCCTGCTAAGTCTATTAACTATGTAACTCTGACCTTTGTTGCTACCAGAACTGGTGTAAGTTTTGAAGAAGTAGCTGGTACAGTTTAACTTTATAATCTAAATAACAAAAGGAGGACTTAACAATGGCAACAACAAAAGAAAACAAAACTATCTCTCAGTTTAAATCATCACTCGTTGGGGGCGGTGCTCGCCCCAATCTATTTGTGGTCGAGATGACATTGAGTGAACTTGGATTTGACCTTCCAACATTTGACGCTGACAAATTCCAGTTTATGTGTAAAGCAGCACAGCTTCCAGCACAAAACATTGGATCCATTGATGTTCCTTTCCGTGGAAGAACATTCAAGGTAGCTGGTGATAGAACTATTGACGCATGGACAGTAACTGTCATCAATGATGAAGACTTCGTATTGAGAAGAGCATTTGAAGAGTGGTCAAATCAAATTGCGAGTCTTGAACTCAATCTTGGAGCAACTGATCCTTCAGCATACATGGCTACTGCCAGAGTATTCCAGCTGGGTAGAGGATCAACAGCAAGCAGCCAAGATAACAGTGGAAACGCTAACTCCGTTCTTGCTGAGTATGAATTTGTTGATATTTTCCCAACAAATGTTTCAGCAATTGATCTTTCCTATGATTCTTCAGACACAATTGAAGAATTTACCGTAGAATTCCAAGTTCAATCATTTAACATAGTTGCGGCTGGCGGTTCTAACGGCTAATAAATAGTCTAAAGATTAATTCTAAACTAATAAATTATGGCAAAGTTATTTGGATTTTCTATAGAAGATAATGAGCCACTATCTCCTGGAGTAGTCTCCCCTGTTCCTCAAAACAACGAGGACGGGGTTGACCACTACATGAGTAGTGGTTTTTTTGGTTCCTATGTAGATATTGAGGGTGTTTATAGAACTGAATATGAATTAATCAAAAGATATAGAGAAATGGCACTTCATCCAGAAGTTGATAGTGCTATTGAAGACATTGTAAATGAAGCAATTGTATCAGATACAAATGATACTCCCGTCCAAATAGATTTAGATAATTTAAATGCTAGCGATGGGATTAAAAAGAAAATCAGACAAGAATTCAAATTCGTTCTAGATTTACTGGATTTTGATAAAAAGTCTCACGAAATTTATAGAAATTGGTATGTTGATGGTAGACTTTACTATCATAAAGTAATTGATTTAAAAAATCCCCAAGACGGAATTCAAGAGTTGCGTTATATTGACGCAATGAAGATGCGTTATGTTAGACAGAATAAAAAGAAGCCAGAAGATAGATTTAATATTTCAAAAATCCAAAGTGATAATCCAATGGATTATAGCTTTCCTGATATTGAAGAATATTTTATCTATAATCCGAAAGGATCTCAACCAACAGGAAACATAAACGCTACTGGTGCGAGTCAAGGAATTAAAATGTCCAAAGACTCTATTACATATTGTACATCAGGATTAGTAGATAGAAATAAGGGAAATACTCTTTCATATCTTCACAAAGCAATCAAGTCTCTTAATCAGCTCCGCATGATTGAAGATTCACTGGTTATCTATAGATTATCTCGTGCTCCTGAGCGTAGAATTTTCTATATTGATGTTGGCAATCTACCCAAGGTCAAAGCAGAGCAATATCTCCGTGATGTTATGATGCGTTATCGTAATAAGTTAGTGTATGACGCTAACACTGGCGAAATTCGTGATGATAAAAAGTATATGGCAATGCTTGAAGATTTCTGGCTCCCTCGTCGTGAAGGTGGTAGAGGAACCGAAATCACCACACTTCCTGGTGGTCAAAATCTTGGAGAGATCACTGATATTGAATATTTTAAGAAAAAACTATATCGTTCACTGAATGTTCCTCCATCAAGAATGGATGGTGAAGGTGGATTTAACTTAGGTCGTTCTTCTGAGATTTTAAGAGACGAACTTAAGTTTACAAAATTTGTTGGACGTTTGAGAAAGAGATTCTCAAATATGTTTAATGATATGTTGAGAACTCAGTTAATTCTCAAAAACATTATTACCCCAGAAGATTGGGAAATAATGAGCGAGCATATTCAATATGATTTCCTTTATGATAATCATTTCTCAGAATTAAAAGATGCTGAGTTAATGACTGAGAGACTTAATATGGTTCAAGTTGCCGAACCATATGTTGGAAAATATTTCTCTCAAGATTATGTAAGAAGAAAGATTCTTCGCCAAACCGATGTTGAAATTCTTGAGCAAGATGCTCTAATAGAAAAAGAAATTAAAGATGGTCTTATTCCAGATCCAAATGCTCCGGTAGATCCAGCAACAGGTATGCCATTAGACCAATCATCTCAAATGGATTTGGGTCAACCAGTAATGGAACCAGATTTGGAATCACAGGGAGCAGCAACCGAAGCCCCAGGAATAAAAGCACCACAAATGCCCAAGGGTGGTGAGATATAAATAAAGAAAATTACTTAGGTATTTAAAATGGATGACCTTTTGGATATGATTATCGCTGATGAACCACCATCGCAGATCAGTGATAAGATTAAAGATATACTATTTTCTAAATCAGCAGAAAAAATTGATGCTTTCCGTCCAGCAGTAGCGGCAAGTATGTTTGGACAAGATGAAGAAGGTGAGGAAGATTACGAAGAGGAAGAATGAAATCCTATAAGCAATTTATTTCAGAATCAATCAATATTGCTGGAGATTTTACAGGAAATCTTTATGTAAATTCTCAACCAGAACAACAACAAGTTGGTGAAGAGTATGTTGCCGATGTAATGTGGAATGGAAGCTTATATCGTTTAGAAATGGTTACTAAAAACGGAATTCCTTCCACAAGAGAACTTGGTGAACAATTACAATCCAATTATCCCGGAGCAGTTGTTCATCAAATCTATCCTGTTTTAGAAAAAAATTTAAACATCAAAAACGCACAAAGATATCACCCGTCAAAATTGGAATGGATTGATTAATGGCTCAGTGGAATATAACTACACAAGATTATTTAAATCAGGAAAGATCTCTTTTTGAAGTTGTAGGCGTTGCATCAAGTGATGGGCAAATAATTAGTCCACAAAATCCATTTCCAGTCACCGGAACTGTTGGAATATCATCAGAGACTGTTGTAACTATTAATCCAGATACAAATGCTGTTGATGCATTTGGTAGAGCAAGAGTTTCTGAATTATTTACTCTTGGTGACTATAAGCACCTTTATGCCATTGACCCAAACTTTTTGGATAGTGTTTCTGGTGCAGGATCAACAGTAATATTTATACAAAATCAGGCAGCAGCAAGACTTCAAACTGGTATTGGATCTACTGCATTTAGTATTCACCAAACAAAGTTTTATCATAATTATCAACCAGGAAAAGGACAGTTAATTTTTAGTTCTTTTAATTTTTATGCACCTCAACAAAATGCAACTAAAAGAACTGGATATTTTGATGATAGAGACGGAATTTATTTTGAACAAGTTGGACTTAGCACTTCAAATGGA